GTTGAGAGAAGAGGTTGCAGGGTATCTGTTGATTACAGGAAATGCGATTGTGTATGCGAGCGTGCCTGGGGTTGGATTGCGAGCCAAGCAGCCTGTAGAGTTGTGGAGTGTACCGAGTCCGACTGTAAAGCCTGTGATGTCAGGGGATAGAAGAAATCCATTGGCAGGATATGCGATTACATATAACTTTGAGAATATAATCCCGAATAGTCAGATAGCACATTTTAAGTACTTCAACCCTGTTTCTGAGTGGCAAGGGTATGAGAGTACGTTCTGGGGATTGAGCCCACTAAGAAGTAGCTTGAATGTAATTTCTCAGAAGAGATTTGCAGATGTTGCTCAAGGTTCGTTGTTTGCGAACATGGGTCCTAGCGGTATTGTTAGCGGTAACGCTAGACACGCAGATCAGTCAGAGTTGACTGCCGAGCAGGCTGTAGCGATTAACGATTCGTTCAGACAGAACCACATGGGGGCTCATAACGCAGGAGATATTGTTGTAACACCAAGTGACTTGAAGTGGGTGCAGATTGGCTTGAGTCCTGTGGACATGGGTATATTGGACTTTAATCAAGACTTGGAACGACAGATTGCAAATATCTATGGATACCCATCTCAGTTGTTGACTCCGCAGGGAACATTGGCCAATAGTGAGACAGGTGACACTAGAGTAGTTACGAACTGCGTATTGCCATTGCTTAGAAAGATGGATGACGTGTGGACTAAGATGGCTAGAGAGTGGTATGGTGACAATACCTTGGTAGTGATCTCAGATACTGACGTATATCCTGAATTGGAAGGTGATAAGAAGGAGTTGGTACATTGGATGCGTCAGGCTATGGTATTCAGTCAGGATGAGATTAGAGAAGCTCTAGGATACGGAACATTGGTTGACGAGAGTCAGGTGTTGGTACCTACTAACTATATGCCGTTGAGTGATATGCGAAGCGGTGATTTGGAGACAGAGATGTATGTAGAGGAAGAAGAGGAGGAGGATATTGACATGGACACGGAAGATGATGAAAACGAAGATATTAACGAAGAACTTTGATCCCTTAAATGGGAAGATAACAGTTAAGGCACAGCGATTAAGCGATGAGTATAGCTGTTGGTGCAAGGCCCAGGACTACACGTTTGAGTTTAGTGAAGGAATGGAAAAGAAGGAAATAATAGAGCAGACTATAAAGCTGCTTTCTATGATGCCATAAACAAAACACGATGATAATAACAGAGGAAGAGTTTCTACGAGCAGAGGTCGAGGATATGAACTTGACTATGCAGAATGTAGCATTTGTGAACTTAGCTAAGAGTGTAGCCGAGTATTGCAAGAAGTTTAACGCAGCGAATGTAATTGACTACGGATGTGGTACAGGAGTGTACGCAGAGGTGATGCGTCAGTATGGGTACGATATTATGGCCTTGGATGTATTTAAGAGTCATAGAGATTACTGCAAGAAAGAGTACCCTGACTTAAAGGTCATTGCTAAGGCTAAGGCTGCTGAGTTGATGCTGTTTATTGAGGTTGCAGAACACATGACTGACGAAGAGATTGCCAAGGCTATTGATGCGATTGCACCACAATTGATAGTATTCAGTTCTACTCCTCATAGAACTCCTAATGATGAGGCATGGGGACATATTAACATCAAGGATGAACCAGAGTGGATTGAGTTTTGGAAGAGTCTAGGGTATAAACTACTAGAAAGACCATTAACCCCAACAGGATGGACTCTGATGTTAGAAAAAATTTAATCTACTTCATTTATTTCAATGGTAAGCTAGGTCATTACCACGTTTTGAATCTAAAGCTCTTAGAGATTTATTGGAAGGTATTTGATGGTCAGAAGATTGTCAAGATTGCCGTAGATCAAGACTACTCTGTAGAGCCTATAGTTTCAATGCTGCCGAAGGACTGCGAGTATCGAGTTGTCAAGAATATCAGCACAACAGGAGAAGCTATTCACTTCTTAGAGTCCTTAGTTGAAATAGATGGAGGCATGACATTCTATGGTCATTGCAAAGGTGTCACACGGCCAATTTGGAGTGGGTTGGACATTTGGATAAATCACTTGTATAGAAAGAACTTAGAGAATGTACCTAGACTTGGCGATAAGATATTTGCAGGTGTATGCGGTAAGCTGTTGCCTTGCCCTCCTTATGTACCTCAAGACTTCCACTATAGCGGTTCGTTTTATTGGATGGATACAGAGAAGGTGAAAAGTAGATTAGGTAATATAGTCTTGGACAAGTACTTGACTGAGCGATTCCCTGGCATGATTGCAAAGAAAGATGAATGTTTGTTTGGGTTCGCTAGTACTGACAAGAACTTAAATTTCTACGATGATAGAACATGGAGAGAAATAAGAAGGTAGTATATACTGTAGTTCTAGGAGAATATGATGAGATAAGTCCTGCCCCTAATTTTGAGGGGTGGGACTTTGTGGTGTTTACCGATAACATGAAGTTTAATGTTGATGGGTGGAATATATGCTATGTAGAAGGCGGTAATAATTTACAGAAGGATTCTAGAAAGTATAAGTTTCTATCTCATGTGTATCTAAGTGAATACGATTTAGTCTGCTACATTGATGGAAATATCAGGTTGATAGCAGAGCCTCCGAGTCATCCGATATGGTTTACACATAGGCTAAGAAATAGCGTGTATGAGGAAGCCATGACAAGGTCTATTGATTTAGACCTGATTAAGAGGCAGATTAGGTATTACATGGAGTTAAGATTCAGCGACAAGGGTGGATTGTATCACAACAATTTCTTTGTGCGGTCCAATACAAATGAAGTGCAGAATAAGTTGATGGAAAAGGTGTGGGATATTATTCAAGAACATACTGCCGTTGATGAGTTAGCGGTTCCGTTTGCTATGTGGGTTACGCAGTCACGAATGGAGAACATTCAGCATCAGTCGTTGCAGAGTCGATACATTAAGGTCAAGCCACATAAGAAGCAGCTAGAGGATAAGAAGAATATCAATGTGCATCACATCACCCCTGGCAGATCAGACAAGAACATTGGTAAGGCAATAAACGAAATAATCGAAAAGCTACCTGAGAACGATTGGATTTGTCTTAGGGATATTGATACTCTTCCGATGTATCACGAGAAGATATATCAGCAATGTGAGGACATAGCTAGAGCAGGAGAGTTTGATCTAGTGGGTTGTATGACTAACCGTTTGGGATTGCACTATCAGCTAGTAGGAGGAAGGAAGAGCAATGATCCTGATATATTGAATCACAGGAAGATTGGTGTAGAGCTGTATAACAAGCATGGGATTGAGATTATGCCGATGCAGCAGGTGATTGGCGGATTGTTTATGCTGTTTCCTAAGAGTATGTGGAGGCAAGTTGGTGGATTCCCTGAAGGAGGGATTCAGATACAGGGACATTTCTTTGACTACCACTTCTGCAAAAAAGTTATGCAACACAGATTAAGGATTGGTATCGCTAAAGGTATATACTTGTTTCACTACTACCGCTTTGAGCATGGAGAGGATACAAGGAAAGCAATTAGTCATCTTCTATGAGTTTGTTAGTTTAATAGATTTTTTCAATCTTTGTGTATGCTAACTAAAGGATTAAATCAGGGATTTGCAGATGCAGACATGAAGCAAGGAGTTGTTTCAGGTTATTTTGCAATGTTTGGCAATAAAGACTTGGATGGTGATGTTATCGAAAAAGGTGCATTTACTAAAACTATTCAGGAACGTGGGCCAAGCGGAAAGAAACTTATTAAGTACTTGCTAGACCATGACTCAAGAAAGTCAGTAGCTCTTATTACTAACCTAGAGGAGGATATGAAGGGTCTAAGATATGAGGCTAAGATTGGCACTCATGCTCTTGGAGTTGACTTTATGAAGATGGTAGAGTCAGGTCTTATCAACCAACATAGCTTTGGATTCTCTGTACCAAAGGACAAGCAGTACTTCGATCAGAGCAGAAAGGCAAATGTTATTAAAGAAGTAATTATGTTTGAAGGATCAGCAGTACAATTTCTAGGAGCTAATCCTGAAACTACATTTATCGACTTGAAGTCTGAAACAGATGCGTTTGAGTACTTGGACAGACTTGAGAAGTTTGTAAGAACCTCAGATGCTACTGACGAGACACTAGTAAAATTAGAAGAAAGATTGAAATCACTTTATGACATTCTTAAGCCAGCTCCTGCTACTTTGGAAGAGAAAGAAGCCGATTTAGACCATAAATTAATTATTGAATCACTTAAATCTACATTTAGAAATCATGGCAGAATTGCAAATTAAGGAAGTTCAGGACTTCCTAGCTGAAGAGCTAACCACTCTTAAGAAGAACTTCTCTACTGAAAGAGAAAAAGACGTTGCTGGATTTGACGCAAAAGTTAAAGACGCAATGGACAAGTTGTCTGCTGATATGCAGGCGAAGCACGCTGACATCCAAAAAGAAATGGATTTGGCTTTGGCTCAAGCTAACGAGAAATCTGCTCAAGGAGTTGAGCGTAAGAACTTCGGATGGTCTCTACATGAGACTTTGAAGGCTAACCACGCTGAGATGGTTAAGAATGTGAAGTCTGGTAAGGGTATGGAAATGACCATGAAAGATTTCAACTATTCTGACTTCACAGGATATGAGCCTTTCGTAACTGACTTCAGAGATCCAATCTTGGTTAAGTATGAGTCTTTCCACTACAGAAACGTACTTCCTGGAGGAACTATGTCAGGTGAATTTGTTAAGTATCCAAAGGAGAACGCTACTGTAGGTGGTGCTAACACTTGGGCTTATGGTGATGGTGCTAAGCCTGAAATCGAGCCTAAGATGACTACTTACCAGGCTGATGCCGAGTGGATTGCAGGTCTTATCAAGGGAGTTCCAATCTCTATGATTGAGGATTTGGCTTGGATGACTTCATTCTTGCAGAACAAAGGTCGTGCTGAATTGTTGAAGAAGGAAGATACCTTTATCCAAGGTTTGCTTCTTGACGCTGCTAACTCTGAGAACTACAATGGTTCTAAGACTATCAGCATCGAAATCTTGATTGATGCTGCTTTGCGTCAGTTGAAGAACAACCTTCACACTCCAACTGGAATCGTGTTGAGCAACCAAGATTACGTTAACATCTTGTTGGGTAAAGCTGCTGGTTCTGGTGAGTATGACTTCCCTGGTGTTGTTACTGTTAATCCTTTGACTGGACAGTTGAACGTAGTAGGTATCCCTGTATTCTCTAACTCTTACCTTTCTCAAGGAACTGGTATCGTTGGTGATTGGAACCAAGCTCAGTTGTTGACTCGTCAGGCACCTCGTATCAGATTCTTCGATCAGAACTCTGACGATGCTGAGAAGAACGTAATCCTAGTTCGTGTTGAAGAGAGAGTTGCTCTTCCTGTGTTCTATGACAACGCCTTCATTAAGGTAACTTTGGCTTCCTAATTAGGAATCAATAGTTTGAATTAAGAGCCTTGGATTTTTCCAAGGCTTTTTTATTATCTTTACACCATGGCAGGCTACGAATACAACGAAGATATGCTTGGCGATATATTGCCAGTATATGACTATCAGGGTGCAACAGGACTACAGGTAACTTTTACAAGTGAGGCTAGTTACGTTGAACCCTACAATGTTAATGACTTTAAGGACTACGCAAGAATTGACTTCGATACAGATGACAATTTGATTGCTTTGTTTCTAAAATCTGCAAGACAGAACATTGAGCAGTATATGCAGAAGTCTCTAGGTATCAGAACCATTAGATTAATTGCCTTGCACTTGCCTAAGAACTATAAGTTGCCTTATGGTCCAATCACTTCTATTAGCACGGCAGGTTACACGTTATTTGGTGATTTGCTTAAAGAAGGTGGAAAAGATATTGACATTACCTATGTAACAAACGCAAGTTTGGTAAATGATGCAATTAAGCAAGCAATCTATCGTCAGGCTTACCACTACTACGAGTTTAGAGAAGAAGGTTCTGATGCTAATTTGTTGAATGAGGTTAAGTTGCTTGTAAACCCATACAGAAGAATTGTATTCCCATGATGCGAGAGAAAGTTGCATTTAAGCGTTCTGTACAGACTCAAGACCCTGTTACAGGTCAGTTAATTAATACTGTATCTACATACTACGAGCCTAAAGGTGCTAGTGTGCGTGAGATTAGTGCTAGTGCTGATGTTGTTGTGCAGAAGCAGGACTTGGGAACATTGATTGAGGTAGTAATCCGATACAATCCTTCTGTTGCCATTATCAATGGAGATCAGATTGAGTGGAGAGGATTTTACTTTACTTCTATGGCTCCGAAGGTTGACCGATTGAGAAGGTATATTACTATCCGAGCGTTCTCTGCAATGGAAACCACTAACAGAAATGGCAGTCCAAGTTAAGGTAAGTGGAGTAGATATTCTCTTAAAAGATTTAGATCAGTATTCAAAGGATGTTAAGCAAGGAGTTCTTGATGAAATTCGTGAATGGTCTGTAAGAACTGAGGCTGATGCACAAAGAGATGTTCCTGTTAAAACAGGTGATTTAAAAGGAACAATTAGAACAGCGTCTGAAAATAATGGCCTTACTTGGATAGTTAAGGCAGGAGGTATAGATGATGTAAATTATGCTCCATTTATTGAATTTGGAACTGGGGTAAATGTTGATAAATCATTTTTGCAAGAATATGGATTAGTGCAATATTCTTTGCAATTTAAAGGGAATCAACCACCTTTTTATCCTTTACCTTCTAGGTCATTTTTATACAAGAACGCAAGGATAGAGTTTGAAAAGACTCTTAAAAACATCAAGAAACTATTACAACAAACATGATAAAACTAAAGGATTTGGCACAGATTTGCTTTCTAGCGTTTCTGTGTTTAGCAATCTGTTCAGGGATTGTGGAGATTGCTATTTGGGTGAATAAGCCATTTGCATACTTATTGTCGATTTCTATTGCTTTTTTAGTAATTTGGGGAGCAGTTGAAATCTATGAGCGTGCTAAATGAATTACCCTGACAACATATTTTTATCTCGACACTCCTACTTTGAAAAGAGGTTTGCTCGTTTGATAAGAAGAGCGTTGTCAGATCAGTACAATGAAATGGCTAGTTTATTTGCCGCAGGACAAGACATTGGCAAAGTTGATGACAATGGGTTAAAGATGGTTTATCAGGCCATGTATCAGCTTATTATGGAGGATGAGGGTACATTAACTTGGAACTCTATTGTTGCTCCGATAACTAACCAAGAAATATCTACAAAGGACATATTTGACGAGGTTGCAAGCACTCTAAAACCTCAAGAGACAAGTGAGATGACTTCGTTTTGGAGAAGGCTCATGGATGGCTTTTTGCAGACCTACATCATCTTTAGAATTAGCGAAGTCCTTAGCACGGGTATTAAGCGTGTTAGAGAGCTTATCTCTAAGCAGAGAGGTCTAGGGTTAAGTGATGAACAGATAACGCAGCTAATACGCTCTGTGGACCTAGAGATGCGTGCTAACACTATCGCACGAACCGAGACTACCAATGCCATGAGCAAGGCACAGATATTTGCCTTAGAATCATCAGGATTAAATTGGGAGAAAGCATGGAAAGCTATGCGTGATGATAGAACTAGAGATTCTCACATTATGACAGACCCTAAGTTCTTTATTCCTTTAAAAGACAACTTTATTGTTCAAGGTCAACAACTAGCATACCCAGGGGATTCAACACAAGGGGCATCTATGAACAACACCATTAATTGCCGATGCAGACTTGCCTTCCGACAGACAGGGTCAAGGTTTGGATTTAATATCAATCGCTAAAAAAAACTTATCTTTGAATATGGATTTATCTAAAGCGTTAAAATCAGGTTACTATCAGGCTTTGTACCCCGAGATTGGTGTGCCGATATACGATGCTTTTTCTATTCCTGAAAATGCTGCTTACCCTTATGTGATTATATCAAATATCACGACAAACGAGATTCAGAACGCTGACTGCAAGAAGTTTAATGCTGAAGTTACAGTTGACATTGTAACAGGTTTTACACGACCTACAGGAATGGATCAGGCTCTTGATATTGCTGAAGATATTGACGATATTATTAATCCAATGAACATGAATGACATAAACATTACTGCCTATGGATGGAAAGTTGGTGAGACTAGATTGAACTCTTCAAATAGCGTTCAATTACGGACAGGTGAGTATTGGATTTATCGAAATATCCGCACTTACTTCCACATTGTAGTACCCTTTTGATTAATTGATAATTTCTATTACCTTTGAAATAATAATTGACAACGACTATGGCTAACGAATTATTTAGTAAAGATATTGGAGTTTACATCGACAGCTCTGCGACTTCTACTCCTAACTGGAAATTGGCGGTATGTACTTCCTCCAAGTCTCTTTCCATCTCTGTTGCTGCAACAGAAATCAACAACGATTGTACTGGTGACTTTGTACAGAA